CATAAATCAAGTGCAAAGGAAAATGTATTATCTAATCCAACAGAATATTCAACAACACCACCACTCATTAAATAAACAGTAAAAGGTACGGAACCTGTTGTAATGGCTCCATTATCAGCAGGACTTGTTATTAATGCTGGTTCAATAGTTAAGGTAGAATTTCCTCCTGAATCTGACGAATTATCGGTAACGATATTGTATATTTTGGTGTGGTTCGCAAATTTGATGTAATCTCCTGCTTGCAACAAACTTCCTGCTGATTGATCTGCCGTCCATCCATCGGTTGCTATTGATCTACCTGTTTGTGATGCTCCTTTAACAAGTGGTGTGCCTAATGACGTTCCAGTTGTTGATCCAACAATTGGTGGTATCACAGTAAACGTTTCAAACGATCCACGTTGTTTCATGATAAATCCATAAATCGGAGCAAATTGACTCCGAGTCATTGGAGGATATGAAGCATACAATTTAAAATATTGACCACCTATTTGACGAACTTGACGATTCCCTGCAATAGATTTTGTTTGCAATGTTGGAACAATCGAAGTGATTGTAATATCTGCAAATGACGGCGATGTAGGTAATGCTCCACTCATAAATTAAATCCCTGCTCTAAGATTTCGTCTTCTTGATTCGTTGATCATTCCAATAATCATGTCTTTTCTGGATTGCAGTAATTGATCGATTCCTTTTGCATTAAGAGCCGTAATTCTAAAAGTTACATTTGTATTACCACCACTTGATCCATTGGGAGAAACTTGTCCTGATTTGCCAGGAGTAAACAACTCAGGACCCTTCTCTCCCACGAGGTAGCTTTTTCCACCAATTACTGGCCCACCATATTGTCTTGCGGGAGGTTCCATTTGACGGATTTTGTTCACATACATAAATCCTAATGCGATCATTGACCCTGCCAAAAATGGACCGACATAAGGTATCTTCATTGCCGAGGTGGCTGCGTTATAGGTATTGATTGTTGCTTCTGCAATCGCCATTGCTTTCCAGAAATAAAACAATTCACGACTTTCGTCTTTTAAAGCGGATGCCATTGCCGTTGTTGTTCCAATCGCTGAAGTTAATCGTTGAGTATTAATGGCTTTTTCTTTTTCCTGTTCTTGAGTTCTGACTTCATCGATTTGTTCTGCTGTACTTTCAGCAATTTCTTTTTTTCTGGTTTCATATTCTTCAAAATCCTGTGCCCCTGTTAAAAAAGCGTTTGCATTAATATCTCTTTGTTTTAATGATTCTCTTTTAATTTGTTTAATTCTTTTCTCTGATGTTGTTAAGTTGTGATCTGCAAGGTCTGAATCAATTGCTTTCAATTGTTTTCTTAATTTATCCTGCATATCCAATCGTTCACCTAACGATTTTGTGCCAGCTTCTATAAAATCTCTTTGTGCCGACCAATAAGAATTCATGTCTTCAACATTTATCCCCATTTCCTGCAAATCTTGGTTTGTTAAATCAATAACTTCTTCTAAATCTTCCAATTCAATTACTTGTTTTTTTACTTCATCAGTAACTTCCATATTATATTTGACTGTTTGCCCTGTATCTTTAGAAATTTTTTCTCTTATTGCGGACATTTTCGTAAATAAAACTATATCTCCACCTTTAACATTAGATAACTCTTGAACTTGTTTTGGTAGTTTATGAAATCTTTCAAATGCTTCTTCTGTGGCTTTTAATTCTTCTCTTAATTGTTTAACTGATTTCCCATACAAGCCAAATGGATCTTCACCAGAAATTCTTCTCGAAATTTTATCTAAACCCCTCGACATTCTTTCTAATGCCGTTGTTATAAGACCTGATGTACCTGTGGAATCATCAACAACATTGACAAAATTCATCCATGAATCCGACATGGCTTGAGATGCTTGAGAAACAGTCCCCTGAGTCTTGTCGTATTCTCTTTGAATAACGGTTGTTTGATTTAAAATAGCTTTTGTAACTGTTTGAGCATTTAATTTTCCTTCAGAACCTAATTTTCGCAATTGCCCAATAGTCGTTCCCATTCCTTCTGCAATCATCCTTGCAACCCGTGGTGTGTTCTCCATCACGGATCGAAGTTCATCACCTCGTAACGTACCAGATGCCAAACCTTGCCCTAATTGACGGACGGCTGATGCAGTCTCCATGATGCCAGCACCAGACACGGCAAATGCTTGGTTTAATGATTCAGTTATTTGAAGGAGTTGTGCTTCTGAAAGGCCTAAGTGATCGCTGGATCTAGCAAGACGAGCATATAATTCGGATGTGGCTTCAAAACTTACTCTGGTCGATTTCGATAATTCAAACAATTCACCATAAACTTTTGAAAGATTTTCAGATGATGTGGTGACAAGTTTAAGTTTATTTTCTAATTGGGTGGCACGATCCGCGGCGTTAATGAAGGATCTTGCAACAAGGGTGACTGCCGTTGCTCCACCTAAAACTGCCATTGCTTTTGACAATCCAGATGCAACACCTTCCAATTTGCTCATATTACGTTGAGCAGATCGAAAGGCTGGCTTTGTCCTATCTTCAGCAGTTAGGACTATTTTCTTCGTTGTCGCCATTTACGTTCCTGTTGTTCCTCCTGCTTTTTCTTCCAACTAAAATATCCCCCCCAACCATGCAACTCAGCCATGTTCATTTCAAAGATTTCGGATACCGATTTCCCTAGTTTTTCTGCTAGTTGGAAACAGAAAAGGAGATCAGGATCCGATGTTAGTTTTTTTCGACATCCTCCGTTGAAAAATCAACATCATGAGTTGCCATTTGATTGCAAATATTTAAGACAAGATCGGGGTCTACATCCCTTTCCAATTGCTTATATTCTGCTTGAGCAAACAAAGGTTTTTTATCAGCATCCAAAGCTCTGTAAATAAGAGTTTGAATCAAACCTCCTGCTTGATCTCCTTTGGCAAAAAATTCCCCAACTTTACGTTGTTGAGCAAAATTCATTTTTGGATAGAAATGAATGACCATCGGGCCATTTTCATCTCCCCATTCTGGGACTTCGATACTTTTTAAATTACCAATTATCGTATCTGAAAAATGTTGAGTTGCTTTATCAATTGCTCTTTTACTCATCCGGCCTTTTGAGTTAAGCGTTTACATGATCTAAGACACCAGTTCCTTGAAAACTCGCATTATATTTTACTGAATCTCCAATTGAACCCGATATTGAAACTCCTGTCACAATTATAAAACCTTCCCAGCGATCAACACCTGTTGTTCCACCTGGATACAACAACAATTTTTTTGTGTTATCTAATGCCAATAATGATGTTTCCATTGCTTCTTGAGCCGTATCATCCCCTGCATCCCAATGCATTTCACATGATCCAGACCACGAATATTTACCAGCAACAAAATCACGATAATTATCTGTGCCCATTGTAGTAACATCTATGGTGTCGGAAGTAATATCGAGTGACCATCCAGCTACCAAGGCAACTGTCGCTTCACTTCCACTTGTTCCGAATTTTATTACTCCACCATCGCCTTTTATAGCTGCCATAATAAATCCTTTTGTTTATGCCACCGCATCGGAGGCTGTTTCTAAATTTGCGTATTCAACAAAATAGTTCAAACGCACTATTCCCACGGGGATATGAGCCTCTGGCTCAAAACGAAAATCGGTACTTTGCAAATATGAATCTCTTGCTAAAGAGTTTATTTTCCTGTTTCCTGCCATTGCTTCCTCTACTTCCTTTGATATTAAATCCAAGGTGTTAAGAATGGTTGCTGACATTGCAACAATTCCTTCAATAACAAGAATCATGGATCTGTTTAATTCTCGATTCGTTGGATGTTGTGTAACAACTTCCACATCTTCTGATTCAACAAAAATTGTTAATGCTGGTAACGATTCTGTTGCTAAAGGATATACAAAAGTTTGCTGAACTCTTGATCCTGTGGTCGTTAAAGAATCAACAATTGATGCAGAAACATAATCTCTGATTTGTCTTCGAAGATGATTTGCCACCGATCAATTATTCTTTTGCTTTTTTATCCGTTGTTTTCTCTGCGTGACCTCTTCGTATCCATGCTTCCGCAGTTGTTTTATCAACATCAACATCTTCACCTTCACGACCTACTGAATCGCTTCCGTCTGGTTTAACGATATATTTGTCTCTTTTTAATTTCACAATCATGAATCCACTCTCGCCACTTGAAATGTGGTCAATGTCGGGGTTGTAAATAAAACTGCATCAGGATTCAAATTACTGAATCCGACCTGTTCACCCTGCAATGCCTGAAATTCACGGAATCTCATTGTATTGCCCTCGTTTGTGACCGTTGTCCGATCATATAAAGCCTTTAAATTTGCGACTCTTGCTTCCACGTTCTGCAATCCTGTCCCTGCATACGCTACGATAAGAATTTCAAAATTATAAAATTCGATAACAGTATCTTGTTCCTGTGGAATTTCGTTTTGCCATTCTGCCGTGACCATTTCAATTCGTGGAACAATGTAAATGTCATTATTTGTAAATCCTGTCCTCGTAACTTGTGGATCAAATACTCCATTGAAATTTTGATAACTGATTGCCGTGTGCGACCAGTTATCCGACAAATGATCCAATAATGATTGTGAGGGCGTTGTCATTACTTCATTAATCCTGCTAGTGCTTGAGCCCTTCTCATTGCTCGATCTGCAAAAAAACTATTTTGTTTACTGTGACCACGTTCTAAGGCTTCGATATAAGGAACGTTGTTGGTGATATGAACTGTTGTCAAAAATTTTTCATTCACTTTCAACTTTGCATCAGCCAGATTTAAATTAGCACCAGCCCTTCCTGACATACCTCCATATGTTGCTCCTGTTTCCCCTGCGTTTGGGTCGTAACTAGCAGATGGAGTATTCATCGATAATTGCCAATTGTTTTTTGCTCTGCCTGTGTCCACTGGTGTTCCTAAAATCACATCTCTATAAATACTGAAACAAATTTGTCGAAAGAAACGATCAATATCCCTCCGATTGTATGGATCGCCAGTAACACGAATTCCGACTTTAAATTGAGAAGCCATTATTTTTTAAATGTTGTCATCGCATGAACATGGTTTGGCGTGGCAGTCTGGACAAAAAGACGGTTCCAAGTTTGTGTAATCAAGTGGATCAAACTCGTCGGTATGATTTTTTTCGTAATCCCAATTTTCGTTTTTTTCTGGGATACGATTTCTTTTTTTTACCGACTCTTTTACTTCCATATGATTTCATTTTTTTGTAAGCCATATTTATCAAAGGGTTATTAGTTTCTAATAAGGGTCCATTAGTAGATTCTAATAAGGGTTAGTAAATCCTAATAACCCTCATCTGCATTGAATCTCCCATAATAAATCCGTTGATCCCATCGAAGTTTGTATGCATTCGATGATTCGATAATTTCGACCACTAATTGTAAGAAAATCGTCAACAGTATCCCGAGGATCGACACCAGACACAGGACGCAACAAAAAACGTTTATCAGACTCCAATATGTAGCCATTGCTTTGTTTCACCTCCGATGCACTATATTGTTTTTCTACGACTTTTATCGTTGATGTCGTATCGGTTAATGCTTGGGCACCAGTTAAGGGGGTGTAAGCACCTGGGACTCTTTTGTTGTAAGTCGCAGATTTCGTCAATGTCAGTCCACCTACTAAAGTGTCAGCCATTAACGAACTAATGATGCTATCGACATTGGAATTGATACTCATGCTCTTTGAAGCCTCCTTGATGCTCTCCAAGGGACCATGTATTGACGGATTCGATGAATCGAATTTCCTGCAATCGCTTCCATCATTTTCTGATCAGAACGTTGCTGATATTCAATATTGACAGTATTTGAAAGTGCGGAGAGTTTAGATTCAAACCTCGTTTCAATTGTGTCAGTTGATGAATCCAATCGTCTGACTTGCATCATAACGATCTCGCATTGAGCGTTTTTGATGCGATTGTCTAATTCGCTGGAAGGATAAAGAGTGGCTTGATAGAACGAAATCCAGCCTAATTCTCTAGGAAATTCTAATGCTTGATTACTGTCTGGTTTGTAACCTCTCCATGTTTCAAGAGAATCTAATGCCAGAGCAGAATCACGGAGATGAGCTTCCTTTACTGCATCGGATAACGCATCCCATGTGGAATCAAAATTAACCTTATGCTTTTCAAAATAAGTATTAGCCTCGGCTAATGTCGCATAAGAATCAGACGTTGATCCACTTATCGTGGTAGTGAGAGCCATTCATACCTCTATATTTGGAGTGTAGGATTATATGCTCTCAGGTCTTTTTTTTAGACGTAGTTTTGGCTTTTTCTTCAGATGCTGGTTTTGAAGCACCTACATCAGACCATAATTTGTGAATTTTTGGATCAAAATCAGATTCATTGATCACCATTGATCCACCTTTAGGATGGACAACTGTTATTGTAGGAATTTCAGACATATTGTTCCTTTATGAATGTTGAAAATGAGGAAGAGAGAATGTTTCCTACCCGATTGATAGCCAAATCGGCTTTCTCCCTTCCTCGTCATTGATTAGACGTTTTCTTGAATTCTAACCGCAAGATTAGGTTCAAGAGTTTTCACTCCATAAAGGATGTCCAGCGTGACTTTGACTTTTGCATTGTCATCGTCATATGCCATCCGACTTCTGATACTCAGACCAGTTTGATCATCGGTGACTGTGGACATATTGGCTCCTGCACCATCTCCAATTTCTGGGAGAGGAACAACAACAAGTCCGAAAGCATTTTCATGGAAAAGCATATTCGCATAGAATGCATCGGTATTGTCATCTCTGTCAGTTGCATGAGATTCGGTGGTTGAAATTGCGAATGTAACATTGGCTCCACTTGAATAGGTTGTAACCAACGCCGGAAATATACCAACATTTGAATATGTTCCAGAACCTGCAGTGTTAGTTGCATCTGTTACAACGTATCGTTGACTGTTACCTGCAATAACAAATGAATCACCAGCTTTCAAAGTTTCAGTACCAGTTCCATTTGAAAGTCCGATGGTTGTTGCTCCTTGTGATCCTTCTGCTGAAAGAGTCAAACCTGTAACATCTCCACCGTTTATTGCAGAACCAGATGCGTGTTGCTGAACATTGTGAGATCGGAAGAATTCGATACCGAATCGAGTTCCTAAATGTCCTTTCATCAAGGCATCCTGATTAGCCGTTCCACCTACAAGTGTTGCAGAGTGAAAATGCGTTGATGCCAGAAGATTTTGTTCAAAATTAGGAGATACGGCACAATGAATTTTTCCGTCATCCATATCGACTTGTTTCCCTGCATTGTCCACAAGAACTTTGCGAGGCAACGTGATATCTGCAACGGCTGTTGGAGTCGATGAACAACCTACATACCAAGGAATATTCACATATTCCGACATAAGATCGGTATCCACCTGATTCGCCAAAGCATAAGCGGCCGGCTGGATATGTTCTTCAATAACTCTGGAACCTGATTGAGTTAATTCCTTATCAGTCAACGCAAACTTGACCTGATTCCATTGATTAATGGTAATCGTCTGGCTGGTTGTATAAGGATCGTTTGTTGATGAACTCGGAGCGGATGTTACCGAGAAATCAGAAGGCTTTCTAACTTGGACTGTTTCACCAAGATTATAGCCTTTTCGTTCTGCTTCGTATCCACGATAGACACGATTTGCCATACCGAGAGCGTTCTGTAACAGAATCAACGCTTCCGCGGCGTAAAATGTAGGATTATAGGGAGAAAGTGTATTAGCCATGAGGCATCCTTATGAATGAAGTTAATCATTAATTTGATGCCTCCGGCACCGTACAAAGAAGGGCGATATGCCCTAGTCTGCACCGCAGACGGATAGATTTTAAGAACTTACTATTTTTCGATTACCAGTTGTCTTCCAGTACGTTCAGACTCTTCTTTTGCTCGTTTGTAAACTGACAAATTCTTGGCTTCGGCTTCTGACAATCGTATTGCTCCACCGCTACCTGTCTGGAATTCCTCTGCTGACCTCGCTCCACCACCAGTGGAAGGTTTCACAAAGGACGGATCGTTCTGATAATCTAGTATGTAATCCTCAATGTAATCGCTGATTCCATACAAGTCAACACCATTTTTGGCGTAACGTACATTATTATCATCATCTGTTGCAATGATTTTTCCTGTGTTATCGACAGTAAACATCGATTTTGCTCGATCCATTAAAAGCATACGTGCCGTAGTGGTCAACATGGGTTTGTTGTCCAACGTCTCCTGAACGCTTCTATCGATCACATTTTGATTAAGTAATCGTTGTTTATTGCTTAACTCTTTTTGTGCATTCTCGACATTTTCCTGCAATTGCAGAATTTGTTTGCCGTGTTGTTTTTCGAGTTGTGCAATTTCCTTTTTCAACAATTCTTCGTATTGGCCTTTGTCCATGAGATTTTGTTTTTCAACATCCTCCTTGAACCTCAATGCCTCCCGAGCTTGTTCTATGTCAAAATCATCATATTGCGAAACCTTTTCTCTTCATAATGTTCAGCCATTCCCTCTGGTATGGCATCTGGGGTTTCAATCACCGATTGAAGCATATATCTCCTTTCTAATCGTCAATTATGTCGGTAGCGACCATTCGACTACCATTAAAATGATTTTTGAGTTGGCTCATAAAATCCAACCCATCAGTCGGGAAATATCTTTCGCCATTTTCACCAATGATTCCTTCTTGAATCATGTCATTAACGAAAGGTTGATCGGCTTTCAATTTAGAAAACACAACTTCACCCCTTTCGTATTTGATGACTTGATCGGTCATCATTTTTTTATGTTTTTCAGAATAAACCTTAATTAAAACTCTTTTCACTTTTTGATCTTGTTCATATTTCCATTGTTTGTTGTCAACCCATGTCATGAGGCTTCAACTTTACGTTTTCTCCTTTTCCTTCGTTTTTTACGTTTAGGCTTCGGAGGAATCGTTTTGATGCCAGCATCTTCGAGAGACATCAATTTAGCATTAGGATTTTCATTTAAATCATTGATTTTTTGAATCAAGGATCTTGCTCGAGTATCAGTTTCAATTTGAAAAGAAGAAAATCCTGATTCTCTATCTGTAACAGTAAATGGTTTGCCTACTAATTGACGACCAGCTCCCATTTTTCGTAGAACCGATTGTTTTTCTAAATTTCGTTCAAATGCAGAACCAGTTAATGCTTCTGGATTAGTGCTTATTCTTCTGTGATCAAAATGCGTTTTGTGTTGAACCAATTCACGAACTCGATCAAACATTAAATCCAACGTCCTCCCTTGTCCTAAACTATCCAAATCAAGTTCCAATGGATCGAGTCTGGATCGTATTTGGGTTTCACGAGATAAAAAATCCTCTAATTTGTTCATCCAGTAAGGAGAAATGGCTTTGTCCTGAAAAATTGCTTTGACTTGATTATCTCTGACTAAATTACCAGGAGTATCGATTTGTGGTAGCGACAATCCGTTATCAATCAATGCAATATCAACATCTGACATTTGCATTTTGATACCTTGCTCTGTCAAATATTCGTCATAATCCCCACCAAACATCGTTTTCCCCTTCCAACCATCAACTTTGTCATACAATCGATCAATTGGATCAATACCATCCTCTATCCATTCACGTTTTTGATTATTCCAATCATCAATCGAAAGTAGTTTTTTACGTTGTGATGGAGTCAATTCAACATTGTTCTTTGAATCAAAATACGTTTGTTTGGTTTTCACCATCCAATTGCCATTATGTCGGTCTGTATTGAAAATGATGTAATCAAACAAATTCATTCCTTCCAGTTGTTGTTGATTTGCAACAGATAACCAATCTTGATTTGTACCAGACATTGAGGGGTTATCTTTAACAATGTCGTAGCCGTGGACGAATTTTTGTGCAGAGCCGATGTTTGGTAATTCAAGTTTCTTGATTTGTTTTTCTAATTCAGAAATTCCAAAACGAATGCCTTGTGCCTCCTGCAATTTATATTTTCGATATATTTCGGATAATTCATCCAGATTTGATTCAACGATTTTTATGTTTTTATCCCAATCGAAAGCAAACAAATGAGATTCGTCAAACATTTCTTCAATTGCTCCCGAATCCCACAATGATTGTTTCCCATTCTTTGAATAAGCTAATTTTATTCGTCTTTCTAATCTTGATTGATCTTGAATCAAACCATTCAATCGATCATTCAATTTTAAAATTCTCGTTTGTTTTGTTGGATCAACAATATTTTTGATTCCAGTTGTTGGAACCAGACCTAATCCTAATTCTTCATCGATGATTGAAGCGGCCACTTCCCTTCGATAATAGGTTCCTTGTGGAATACCGATTCTCAGATTTGGAGACTCACCAGACATTGGCTTAAAAACAATATCGAAATCATTGGTGAGCATTTGAGTCTCATTGATTCCTTCAGCCATGTATCCAGTACCAAAACCCGAGACTTTCGTTTTCTCAATATGATCACGTTCCAACGATGTTGGTGATTTTGTAATAACAGGAGGAATATCAGGTCTGGTAACAACAGGAGGTGGTAATTTACCTTTAGGTCGCATGACATCCAGAGGAATACCAGGCTCTTGCAAAACATTTCTTCTAAATGAATCGTAAACTTCCGCAATAACAGGCTTTCGTGCCATTGCATATGGAAGTCCATCTGGTGCAGATAAAGGTTGCATTAAATCACGCAATGTCCTGACTTTACCCTGATCGTCTGTAAGGTCTCTCAGAGATATTTTACCTTCATTAAACATCTCCATCTTGCGTTTGCCACCAATGATTTGCCGTTGAAATTCTGGTGGTTTCGATTTGAGCCAATCATCCATGGATCGCATGGCTGGTTGGGGTCCGTCCATACTGGCTCTCATGCTTGGTGGGATGTCGATCCCTGCTTCTCTGGCTTGTTTTTCGAGCCTTTCCAGCTCGACCATGACGGGGATATGCGTTGAACGACAGTTCCAATGGCGTGG